TTGTCAACCCGAACATCACCCAAGCCACGAACAGCACGCTGGGAACTCCGGGGAGGATCAACCCCGACCGCCCCTATGTGATCACGGCAGCGGTCAAATACGAGACAGCAGTTCCTTCTGTTTCGTTGATCATTTCGGTACGAACCTCGGGTGGGACAATTCTCCACGACTCGATTGCCGGGAGAGCGATGCAGCTCACGGTGACTTCTGCTTCGCTCACGACCTCTTATCAAATCTTCAGCGCGGTGGTCTATTCGCCAATCGACGCGCCAAAGGATTCGGTGATTGACATCAGGTTCAGTTCGAACCAAGCGAACACAAGCGTTGTTCATGTTGACTCTGTCATCGTTTCGGAAATGCGAAGGTTCAAGAAGGGTGGCCTGGCCTATGCCATGATTCCCGGCGCTGCTGACTTTGTGGTGAATGACGAGTTTACTGCTGCGATCACCAACAACTGCGCAAATGGAGACGGCGAGATTGCTCGTGAGTTTGATCGCTTCTTCGACACCGAGACAACCGGAATCGTTTTGCCTTCTGCGACTTCTCCGACCTTGGCAGACGCGACTTTCATCGCTGACTGACCGCATCCCTATATAGAGCCTTCTTTCTTCTCTTGGAACCCCGCCTCTGATCTCAGGGTGCGGGGTTTCTTTCTATCAAGAAGGGGGTTTTTTTGATTATCTGCACCCTTTTCCACACTTTGGCTCCCATTGGGGTTGCATGTGGCGGAGTGTGGGCTATTGTGGTTGTTGAAGAAAGGAAGGAACCCATGCGAATCAAGATCTTCAAGCGTAAGTGGTCGATGGATGACCACACTCCGCTCCACAAGTGCCATGCCTCGGCCTTTGTTGAGGCTCCGACTGGAGAGGAATGCGTGCGACTTGCGCGGGCGGAGTGCGCCCGGCGAGATGACAAACTCACCGAAAAGCAGGTCAAGGACGGGTGGAAGTTCGAATTCCACATTGTCTGACCACGGAGAATCACAGTGAAAAAGCGAATTGTTGACTGGACCAATGAGCGTGGTGACATTATCACAGCCATCCTTTACGACGACATCCCGCTGACAGACAGCAATGTCGAAGACCATCTTCACATCCAAGACTTGAAGTGGGAAGAAACAGAAGTTCGTGGTCGCTATTACCTGAACATCGGTCGCTACGAGTATCAGAGCGACGACCTCGACATGCTGGAGTGCTTGCTTCGTGAGTTCGCCGAGTCGGATGGTCGCTCACGCGCAGACCTACCCGAAGACATGGCGACGACGTACGCGCTCAACGATGGGGGCAACCCCGCGCACATCGAGATTGTCGAAGGCGGTGGTCGCATCCGTGTAGAACAAACCTTCTACGCACTGACTGAAACCAATCACACGATCGACGGACCCTTCGACAACAAGCAGGACGCGATCGACACCGTTCGGCACATCGTCATCGAAGAAGCAAAGGAGATCAAGCAATGAAGCAGCGAATCACGATCAAGAACGTCAAGACGTTCGCAGGACACGACGGCAACGGGTGGCAGGCCACGACCTACCTTGACGGAAAGAAGATCGGCATCTGCGTCGATGACGGGTGGGGTGGCGGCCTGAACTTCAATTGTGGGAGCGTGGTTGACTACGACGCGCTCAACCAGGCGGCGCTAGAAATGCGCCCCGACATCGAGGTTTCAAAGTATGTCCCGCCGTTCGAGTTCATCATGAGCGACCTCGTCAACGATGCGCTCCAAGAGAAGGACATCAAGCGAGCCACCACGAAAGAGGTCTGGTTCCAACTTGAGGGAGAGGATGCTTCTACGTTCCGCACTTTCAAGCGGGGGGTGAAGGTCAGTGATCCTCGCTCACACATGGAAGAACACGCGATCATCGACGCCATCGTGAAGGTGTCCGAGCGCGAGAAGAAGGCGATCAAGTCCATCAAGGGCATTCGTCACGCAACCAAGAGAAAGGAATTGGCAGCATGAAGTGCAGAGACAGAGAGTTCAACCGAGGCAAGACGCTGATCAGAATGGCGTACAGCATCCCGAACCTTTGCTGGTTCGTGTGGCGCGATGACAACGGTCATGTTTCGCAGCAGATGCTGAAGACGCATCAGACCATTGAGGCGGCGATTGCCGACTACGATCGACGGTGTGATTTCCTGGCAAAGATTGAGGAGAAATGAGATGACAGACCACGACAGGGTTCGGCACATCGTCGAGCGCGACATCTACAGACGAATGAACCAGATCGGGGGGACGCTCCACTTGGCAGAGATGACAGGCGGAGCGCTCTCTGATTTGGTGCTTGCGGTTCACAACGAACTCAGTGAGGAGCAGACTGAGGGGGGTGTGGACATTTGCCAGTATTGGCTGGTCAGTGATCATCTTGGCGAGCGGATGGCGAGAGCCGGCTTCTGCCTGGTTGAGACGGAAGACGGCTGGTTCTACGCGCGAACCACAGCAGGCACTGGGCTTGAAGATGACATCACATCACTTCTGAAAAGAGAGGAAAGCAATGACAAAGGATGAAGCGAAAGCAATGTCGAACGACTTGAAAAACTCTCGACGGCGCTCGGAGCGGCGACTGATGCAGATCAAAGCCGAACTCAGGATGATCCAGAGGATTGCGAGTGCGAGTCCATCGACCTCGTTCGGTGTCGCTGGCAAGTGTGAGACCATCGGTTCGTGCGTCGATGAACTGGTGCGTGAGTTGAGATTTCAGGGGAGGGTCGGAGAATGAGCGACGAACTCAAGGAGTATCAAAACAAAAGGCGAGCGATGAAGCAGCGAGAGGAGGCGGCGAAGCTCGAACTCTCTGAACGGCTCGCCGTCGTTGAGAGCATGAGAGCAAAGGCTGAAGAAGCCGTGGCCTTGGTCGCCCAACTTGAGAAAAAGGTAGAGGAGTTGTATCGTGCGGAGATCAACGTGATTAGCCGAGAGCGACTGACCGCCAGGCGGTCGCAGTTTCCAGACCATTACAGAGAGGAGGCCAGTGATGGCCCTACGCGGAACGACGCCTGAGAAGCAGGCAAAGAGATTGAAGGCTCTTGTGTACGGTGAGAGCGGGGTGGGCAAGACTACCTTCGCCATTCAGTTCCCGAAGCCGTACCTGATTGACACCGAACGAGGTTCGGTGAACGACCAGTATGTTGACGCGATTGCAGAGCGAGACGGTGCGGTGTTTCAAACCACCTCATTCGATGAGATCGTCAAGGAGGTGAGACTCCTGATCTCGGAGAAGCACGACTTCAGAACCCTGGTCATTGATCCGATCACCGTGGTCTATGAGGACATGCTGAACCACTGGGAGAGAAGGGTCGGCTCCGACTTCGGAAAGCACTATTCAGCAGCGAAGAAAGAGTGGAAGCGGCTCACCGCACTGTTGAGCAAGTTGGACATGAACGTGATTCTCACCGCGCACTCGAAAGTCCAGTATGCCGATGACGGATCGTTCAAGGTTGCAGGCGTTACCTACGACGGCGCAAAGGGAACAGACTACTGGGTGGATCTCGCGCTTGAATGCTTCCGAGAAGAAGGCGAGCGAAAAGCCAGAGTGGTGAAGACGAGAATCCAAACGCTTGCAGAAGGCGAGGAGGTTCCTCTCGACTTTGAACACCTTGCTTTCCTTTACGGCGGAAACCTCGACGGCCAGGCTCAGGCCGTGGTCCTTGCAACCAGCGAAGAAGTGAAGGAGTTGAATCGGATGGTTGATCTTCACCCAGAAGGTCAAGTGTTCCTGACCAAGTGGCTTCGAGCCGCAAAGGTTGAGGAGATCGCAGACATGACCCACGAACAAGTTGAGGGGTGTATCAAATGGAACGGATGGTGAATGAAGAACGTGTGTGGATCAAGGATGTCCCCGCGATGATTTCCGAAGACATTGAACCTGTGTCTCTCTGGACAATCCGATCGTGGTGTCGAAAAGGCTTGATCAAATCTGTCAAGGTCGGTGGCAAGCGATACGTCGATCTCGAGTCATTGAAGAACTTCTTGAAAGGAGAAGCAGCGTGCTGAAATACAAACCAGAAGAAGAACGAACGAACACGAAGGAGATGGAGGATGCTCCTCCGGGCTTGCACAGAATGAAGGTGAACGGGTTTCGGCCCGGCGTGTCAACCGAGAAATGGAGCGGGGACATCGTCGAGTTCACAAACGGCAGCCATGTGATTTGCGAGTTCATCAACGACCAAAGCACTTGGAAGTTCGGCAGGCTTGCAAAGGCGATCGGCGAAGATGCGGTGAACCACTACAAGCAAACCGACCGAGAAGGTTTCTCAACGTTCAACCCTGGCGAGTGGATTGGTCGGGAGGTTTCAATTCTTGTCGAGGAGGCTCCGGTCAACGGCGTGCCGAAGTCAAGGATCAAGAAGATCCAGAACCTTGCGAACCACTCAGATTGGGATACGGAATCATGCGAACCCGATGATTCTGTCAACGACGATCCAAGCCCCGACCCGTTTCAGAAAGAAAAGTCATCGCCTCCTTCTGGTGATGAGATCCCGTTCTGATCGTGCAGGGGGTGGGCGCATTCCACTCGCGCCCACCCTCTGCTTCGTTGGTCGTTTGCAAACTGGTGGGGTTTGGCGGGTTGACGGTGGGACGCCCCGTCGATAGCCTCATCGCGGCGAGGCTTTGATACGCGATCGAAGCGGCAGCGGGGTCGGCCCAGAACTCTTTCTCTCTTTCCGACCCCGCTGCACTCGTCATCTCAAAAGAAGAAATGGAGAACAACCTTGTGGATCAGATCCTCTCTCTCTGCTCAGGCATCGGCGGACTCGATATCGGTTTCCACCGAGGAATGCGATCGGTTGGCCGAGTTCCTCGAACGATCGGGATGGTGGAGAGGGAAACCTTCTGCACTGCGGTCTTGGCGAACCAGATGCAAAAAGGCAACTTGGACGAGGCTCCTATCTGGCTCGGAGATCTCGGAGACCTACCCACACGATGCCTTCCCAGAGTTGACTGGATCATCGGGGGCTACCCCTGCCAGGGATTTTCACAATCAGGGAAGCGACTGGGGGAAAAAGACCCGCGTTATCTGTGGCCGAAAATCCTTGAGCTCATCGGGACTGTTCGACCAAGAGGAGTCTTCTTTGAAAACGTCGCCGGACATATGTCACTCGGCCTCGATCGCGTCCTTCAAGACTTGGAAGGATGCGGTTTCAGCAGCGCGTTCGGATTGTTTACAGCGGCGGAAGTCGGCGCTCCTCACAGAAGGGAACGGGTCTTCATCCTTGGGCTGGCCGACCGCGACGGGGATACACGCGGTTCGGGGGAATCACGACGAGCCTCTGGAGAGATACGAGTTGAGGGTGAGGGATTACGAGGAGGGGAGAGCGAAGGGGAAGCCAGGCAAGAGCCTTGGGGTTGCGGTGAGGCTTTGGCCGACAGCGGTAGTGGGCGACTCAAGAGCCTCGGCACGCGGGACCACGACAACGGGGGTGATGAACGACGGGGTGACTCTGACAGATGCCGTGAGGTCAGGAGAGAAAGCGACAAACAACTCAAGAGCCTCGGACTCGAATCGGATTGTGACCTCGGGTGGTGCTGTGAATACGGGGTCTGCATCGAAGAATGCGACGGATGCTTCGTGGGCAACCCCGACGAGTGCGGACGCAAACAAGACAACCGCAAGATCAACGCAGGGGAGGTGTCTGGCTCGGGAGGCTGTGGTTGGCCTGGGTGGCCGAGCAGACCAGGACAGCCACAGCAAGACTGGGAGCCGCCCCGTACTGTCCAGCCGATGGTGCGAGGTTCTCATGGGGTTCCCGGAGAACTGGACAGGATTGACAGACTGAGAGCGTTGGGGAATAGTGTGGTTCCGCAGTGTGCGGAACACGCCTTCAAAACCCTCTGGAGAGAATTGCAATGAACGAGCCAAGAGTAGGAAGCGCGGAATGGGAGGAAAGAAACGGAAGGTATTTCTTCCCCACGATCGAGGAGGAGCGGGCGAACTATGACGCCCACTGGGCGGCGGTCGATGACGCCAACGAGAAGAAGAAGAAAGAGGAGGAGGCGAAGAAGCATCGTCCAGCGAGAGGCTGGAGATCCCAAGGGAAAAGGGGGCGTCGTGCTTGATGGAGCCTTCACCTCACCAAAACTTCGCAGGCTGTCCGTGATCCTCGGCGTACCCTGGCCTCACGCCATCGGGCTGGCAGGGCTGCTCTGGCGGTTCGCAGCGAAACATGCCCCAACAGGCGAGATCGGACGCCACGACGATGAGGAGGTCGCTGCGGCCCTTGAGTGGGCCGGAGAGGCCGACGAGCTGATTGCGGCTCTGGTCCGCTGCCGGCTCCTCGACCGCGTAAACGGTCCCGCGAGGCTCATCGTTCACGATTGGCCGGACCATGCACCTCGCTATGTTCAAGCCACGCTCCGCAGGCGTGACCTGTTCTGGTCTCACCACTACGAACAGCAGGGCGAACAGAGACACGAACAAAACGAACAAGGCGAACACACTACAGAGGGGACTGTAGACGAGACTGTAGTCGGGACTGTAGAGCAGTCTGTAGTCGAGACTACCTCTTCCTCCTCCTCCTCCTCCACCCTTACCTCCTCCTCTCCCTCCACCTATACCTCGAAGATGACGCGAATGGTTGAGGCGATCTGGGACTCGTATGTGCCGGGGAAGAAGACGGGGAAGGCTGAAGCGTTCAAGGCGATTCGGAACTCGATTGAGAAGATCTCTTCTGAGTTCAAGGTCAGCGTTGAAGACGCTGCCCGCGAAATCCTTCTCAGGACCAGGCGGGACGCAGAACGCTATCGGGAGCAACTAAGAAACGGCGAGACAGAGATCGAGTTCATCCCATTCGGGGTGAGTTACTTCAGAAAAGAAAGGTGGCTTGATGATGATGATGAACCAGAGGCAACACCAACTCGAGGAGACCTCGCGGATCGAGACCTCAAGAGGATCAGAGGAACCTAGTTGGTCAGCGAACTTTCGGCTGCTCAGATCGCTCTATGCGAACTGGGAGCCGAACGATGAGATTCTGCGAGAGGTTTGGTTCCGCTGTTACGACAAGCCGAACGGGATCGGTGTTGCAGAAGTGAGCCACGAAGACCTGCGCATTGCAATCGTGGACTCACGCCAAGTCAACAACTGGAAAGAACCAGACTTCGAGCGCATCGCCAAGTTCTACCGAATCAAACGGCAGGAACGAATCATCAAAAACCAGACGCATGAAAGCCGTGATCAGATGGCGTCCGAGCGAGAGCAATGCAAGCGAGAGCATGAGCGGAGAATCCAGAGAATTGAAAACTGGACGCCGGAACGGAGGAAGGCCGCAGTGAACCGAGTCAGATCGACATTCAGCATGTACCGAAATGATCCTGTTCCGCCAACAGAAGGCGGATGGAGTTCCATGCTTTCGGGGATGGTTGTTGCCGCTGACGAGGAGATTCTAAATGCCTGCTGATCCAGCTCGACCTGCAATGGTGAAGAGAACTCTGTTCATTGTTCGAGGAGCGCCCGGATCGGGCAAGTCTCGCCTGGCTCGAATCATTGCACCCGGTGCTTGCTATTCTGCCGATGACTATTTCGAGACATTGGCGATGGAGTACGCGAAGACATACGAAGAGGTCTGGAAGGCGGAGAAACTCGGCGCGGCTCACGATGAATGTTTCGATCGTGTCCACGGAGCGATGGCCGCACGGTGCAACCGGATCTCAGTTCACAACACCTTTATCAAACGGTCGGAGATTCAGCGATACCGGGAACTCGCAACTGAGAGAGGGTACGAATTGAACGTGATCAGGATGGAGAGCAATTTCGGAAACGTCCACAAGGTTCCGGTCGGAAAGGTTGACAAGATGCGTCGAGAACTTGAAGCGTGGGAGTGCTGACAATGGAACGAGCGGTCAACGGACTCGAGGGTGGCAACATGACGATGCGAGCGCTTCCAGATGGGTGCAGTCGAATCCAAGGGCGATGCGTTCAAACGGGTGAACTCTGGTCTGTCAAAGTGAAGACCGACAAGCTCATGACGTACCTGCGACTGCTGACCAACCCGGCGATAAGGACGCCGCTCATTCAAGAAGCATTCCCAGACATGGAACCCGAAGCACGCGAGTACCTGGTCTCTGGCATCAGTCCAGATGGTTGGAATCAGATGTTTGGGAAAACAAACGGATGAGCAATCACCAAAGACAAAAAGGGAAGGCCGGCGAAAGAGAATTTGCAAAGGTGTTGAGAGAACTGGGCTTTGACGCGCGAAGGTCGCAACAGTATTCGGGAGAGGGTGGCACGGCTGACCTCGTCACCTCGATTCCGAACCTGCACGTTGAAGTCAAGAGGAGGACGAAGATCGGGGCTGCCCGATTCATGGACCAGGCCGAACGCGATCGGCTTGATTCCGACATCCCTCTCATCGCAATGCGCGAAGACGGAGGCGAATGGCTCGTGGTCATAAAAGCGAAAGATCTCACAGCGGTAGCAAGAAAGATCCGAGGTATTCCAGAGATGTGAGTCTGCACCTCGGGTTCATCCATCAACTCGCTTTTCGATGGAACCAATCGCCGCCTCTCTCCGCCTTTCAAACGGAGGAGGTTGTCAATGTTGCCTTCGTAGAAGCCGACAGGCTGCTCAGAGAAAAATATAGGCCATCGCTTGGGACAGTCACGACATTTCTGCGCGCCTACCTTCTGGGGCGCGTCGAGTACGAAATGCTCAAGGGGCTGGGACTGAAGAAACGGACGGGAGGGTGGAAGAACGCCATCCAGCTTGATCTCGGAAGGCTCCCTCACCAAGCCATGCCAGGCGATCAGATGCAACTTGACGAGATGATTTCTGGTCTGCACCCAGATCTCAGGAGGGTCGCAAGGGACTTGTCAGAAGGCCGCACCCTGCTCGAGATCGTGAGGGAAATCGGAGTGGATCATTTCGACCTTTACGATGAAGAGTCTGGCGGCGAAAACCCGGAGGAGTCTCCAGAAGAAAAAGCCGCCGAAGAGTTGCGGCAAATGCTCGCAAAGTCCTTGAGATCCATCCCGAAATGACTGAACCAAATAGACAAACGGTGACCGTGATTCTTCAAGCGCTTCAACTGGTCACATTGGTGATCGGGGTCGCGGCGGTCTTCCTCACAGTGGGCCGAAGAGATGAGCGGCTTTCACAGAACACCAACGAGATTGCCGAACTGAGAGATATCGCGTCTGACCTTGTCAAAACCTCGATCGAAGCCACCACCACGAACCGGGACCAGGACCGAAGCCTCGATGATTTGAGGACTCGCCTGGCACGACTGGAGAATGCACGATGAAGGACGCTCTCAAGGCAAACAAACGGGCCGCCATCACCATCAGCTCGCTCGTCGGGTTTCTGTTGATCTCCGCCACGCTCTCGGCTTGCCAACTTCAAGACATGATCAAGTTTGAAGTTCCTGAGAAGGTTCAGGCCGCCATCGACACCGAGAACAGAGTGCCGGTATCGAAATCAGATCAGGTCTGGGAAGACTGGCAGGTCTTTGTCGAGAGGCAGAACAAGAGGCTTGCTGAGGCCATCGGGTCGGCTCAGGAGCAACTCGCCATCATCGAGAGCCTCACCGAGACCGGAATCAGCTTGGGCCAGGATGCAGCGTCAACCCTGCCCGGTGGTGCTTTGATCTCGTCTGGCCTCGCTCTCATGGGCGGGCTGTTCCTCAAAAGACCCGGCGACAAGAAGCGAGAGAAGGAACAAACGGACGCATCTTTCGATGCTGGGCTGAAGAGAGGCCGAGAGATTGCGCAGGCTGCGTCTCAAGCGATCGCAGCATTGAAGGAGAGTCAGAGCGAGGAAAAGGACGCGGACGCCTGAGAGAGGATCTACAGACCTCTGGTGGCAAGGGCCACCGACAAATGATCGGGGCATAAACGGTGAAGACTAAGATTCCTTGGGCTGTGCAACAGACTTCGAAGGGCTGCTATCGAGTGGACCTGTATGCAACTGGACCACACTGGAGCCAAGACTTCCTCCTTTCCTCCGACCGCCACCACGACAATGCACACAGCGACTGGCGGCTCGAGATGCTCCACCTCGATGAGGCAGTGGAGCGCAACGCGGGCATCCTCGACATCGGAGATCTGCACTGTGCGATGCAGGGCAAGTGGGACCGGCGAGCAGATCTGAGCCAGTGCCGGCCAGAACACCAACAGGGTCGATACCTCGACAGCCTCGTCGAAACGGCTGCCGAGTTCTATGAACCCTTCGCCGAGCATTTCGTTCTCATGTCGCCAGGCAACCATGAGCAGTCGATCCTGAAGCACCATGAAACGGACCTCACCGAGCGGCTGGCCGAGAGGCTCAGGGCAGCAGGGTCGCCAGTGGTCACCGGAACCTATGGCGGCTTCGTCAGGTTCGTGGTCAACCTTGAGGGCGGCAAGACACTCAGTCGGGTGATGTATTACCACCACGGTCATGGCGGCGGTGGGCTGATGACGCACGGAGTTCTCAACACTCGCCGGCGTCAGTCCTACCTGCCCAACGCGGACATGGTGTGGTCTGGTCACACTCACGACTCCTGGCAGGTCAGGCTTTCGAAGATGAGCCTCACCAGCTCGGGAACGGTCAGGCTCGACGATGTCCACCATGTCAGCACGCCGGGCTACAAGGACGAGATGAGTCCGATGGAGGGGTGGCATGTCGAGCGAGGTTCACCACCCAAGCCAAACGGTGCGGCATGGCTGAGGCTCTCGGTTGAGCATCACAGCAAGCCCACCAAGCATCGACGCATCGGCATCAAGATCGAAGAGGCCAGATGAGCGAGACGAGACCAATACCGGCGGATGTTGCTCGAGCAGTGCGGGACGCTGTCGCACAGGTCATCGAAAACGGTGGGGCTGATGCTGTGCTGCTGTGTCTGACCCGGCATCGAAAGGGAGAGACCGAGACGTATGCTGTGCCATTTGGAAATCTCCACGCGGTCAGAGGTCTTGCTGAGTACGCCTATGGCAGGCTGATCGAAGGCATGGAGACCGAAGACCTCGAAGACGAAGAAGAAGAAGAGGACGATGACGATGAATGAAGAACACACCGACCCCGACTACAACCGAGACAACGGCGGACGCTTTGGGCCGGGCAACAAGGGCGGTCCTGGTCGCAAGCCTGGCACCAAGGTTCCGAGCATGAAGGCGGCACTTGAGCGGGCCATCTTGGACACGCTCCGCGAGGAGGGCGAGGAGCCTCGGACAGTCCTTGACGCACTGGCACAAACGGCGCTGGTGCTTGCCAAAGAGGGTGATTTCAAGTTTTGGAAGGAGATCATGGACCGGATCGACGGACCAGTGAAGCAGCACGTTGAGACCGAGCAGACAGTGACCATCGAGCGAGTAGCCACCAAGCCACCCACAGAAGAGGATGACCTTTGACCTTCGAGATCTACGGCAACACCATCACCATTGAACAGGGTTCCACCTTCAGCCTTTCCCTCAACTGGGCAGATTCCAGTGGCGACACCCTCACGCTTTCCACGGACAACTACACCGCTCGAATGATGGGCCGGGTTGGCCGGGAATCATCGTCAACGCTTTTCTCTTGGGCGACTGGATCGGAGATCGTCCTTGCAAACTCAAACCCCAACATTGTCATCACCGCAGCGGCCACGGCAACGGATGACCTTCCGGCTCCGACCGAAGGGGTCTACGATCTCGAGCTGGTTTCTGCTGCGGGGGTGGTCTCCAAGATTCTCAAGGGACGCCTCAGAATTGAGCGCGAAGTGACAAGATGAGTGTGACCGTCAATGAATCCAACTACACCGTCACCATCAACGAGGCGACACAAACGGTTCAGGTGGCCTCGCCTGGCCCCGCTGGTCAGGGTGTGCCAACTGGTGGAAGCACCGGGCAAGTCTTGGCAAAGGTTGACGGTACGAATTACAACACGACCTGGTCCTCAGCGGGAAATGGAACTGTCACCTCGGTGACTCCGCAGGGTGACAATGGTTCTGGGACTGCGATCACCAGTAGTGGAAACATCAAGGTTGCTGGGACCGCTCCGATCTCAACGACTGTGGTCGGTGACACGATCACGGTCACGCACGACACCAAAGCAGGAACCGGAACCAGTACCAACTATCCGGGTTCGATCGAGGTTGACTCGTTCGGGCATGTCCTCGGCGTCGGAACGACTGCGCCGCCCGCTCAAGCCGCGAACAATCTGAGCGATCTGGCGAACGCGGGAACGGCTCGAACCAACCTCGGAGCCACGACCGTCGGAGCCAATGTGTTCACAGCGGCAGATGCCGCTGCTGCTCGGACAGCGATCGGTGCCGGTACGGGCAACGGCGATCTTCTCGCCTCGAACAACTTGAGCGAGGTGACAGACTCAACCGCTCGGACGAACCTCGGTCTGGGGAACGCCGCGATTCTTGACACGGGCGTCGGAAACACCGACCTGCTCAAGTGTGGCGCAAACGTCACACAAGGAGACTTCCTCCGCATCAACGCTTTGAGCGCACTGGTAGAAGGCCGGACGAACGCCGAAGTCCTTTCGGACATCGGTGCTGCTGCTGCAAGCCACAACCACGCGGCTGGCGACATTACCTCGGGAACCCTTGCGGTTGCTCGCATCCCGGACATCTCGACAGATAAGTTGACCAGCGGAACCCTTGCAGTCGCTCGCGGCGGCACGGGATTGACCTCGCTTTCGACGCTCCTCAACTCGAACACAACGAAGTCAGATGTTGGTCTTGGAAATGTGACAAACATTGAGGCGCAGCCGGTAGACGCAGACCTGACCGCGATCGCCGGACTGACATCGGCAGCAGACAAGGGAATCCAGTTCACCGGATCTGGTTCGGCTGGCGTCTACGACCTGACCGCAGCAGGCAAGGCGTTGCTCGACGATGCAGACGCAGCGGCTCAACGCACGACGCTCGGTCTCGGAACTGCGGCGACCTCAGCGACCGGAGACTTCGCAGCAGCGGCCCACAACCAGTCAGCGACAACGATCACAAGCGGAACGCTAGCAGTCGCAAGAGGTGGCACGGGCGTGACTTCACTCCCGATGGTTACGATACCGGGAGCGGCTGACGCGGCTGCGGCTCGCGTCGTTCTCGGAGTTACCAACGTCGGTTCGTACACCGGGCAGATCGAAACGGCAGCGGACAAGACCTACACCATCGACCCCGGAGCGGCGACCGATCGAACGATCACCGGCTTCTACATCAAGACCGCCAGCGGTACGGTCACCGCGACATTGAAGGTGGGGACTGCGGTCGTGAAGGCTGCGAGCGTCACGGATTCAACCGGCGACCAGACCAGCCTCGCAAACACGAGCGTCTCGGCGAACGATGTCCTGACGCTTGTTTGCTCCTCGAACTCCTCGGCTCTCGATGTCATCTTCGCGGTGGAGTACACCGAATGACGCCGCCCAACAAATGGCTGTTCTTCCCGACTCCGGCGTCGAGCGGTGGGTCTAACTGGTCGGACTACATGAGCGCAAACTCCGGCGTTGGCTACTGGATTGTTCCAGACGGCCATGCGGCTACCTCTCGCTTGATTGGACCGACCGGCGGGGACTCGTCAACGAATTGGAGCGAAATTCGGTTCTCTAGTGTCGCCGGTCATGGAACGACCGAGGACGGAATCACGATGTCCGGCGTAAATGGTCAATGGAAAAAAGGGTTGCAAGGCGGCCACGTTCAGTACTCGAACGCCTACGACTACGTTGCAATTGGCTGGCAATCGGCAGGCAGTTCAGGCTACGGTCAGGCGCATTCTGCTGGTTGGATTGTCGCAGGAAGAGAAGCGACTGCGGGTAATGTACAAGGCGCGAGGCAGTCTTATATTCCGATCGAAGGAACTGACGGTCTCACGGATTCGACTTGGGCGGGAGGCGGCCCGTGGTGGAACGCGAGCGGCTACAACGATCACATTGTTTTCTTCATGTCTGATTACACCAGCGGCGATCTCGCAGGCTGGACAACTTGGGACGGATCAACCACACCATGAACACGATTCAACATTACGCCGCTCTCCTCGCAAACGTGAACGCCATGCAGTCGAGGCTCAACGCGCTCGGTTACGACTTCAAGGAGACCGCACCGATCACGACGCTCGACGAGCAACTGATCGACGCACTCGTCGCAACGGCAACACAGATGCTCACCGATGCCGCCGCTCTGAAGTTGGTCGCTTACGATCCGACGCCGCCAGAAGAAGATCCGGAAGCACCGTGATCGCGGCACGGTAGGCTTTGCGATCTGACCAAAGATGAAGATACAAGTTGCACCAATCGAGGAGGCTCTGCACGTCGGGCAACTCCAGGTGCTGCGCGAATCCGCCAGGTTCAACGTCCTCGAATGCGGTCGGCGATTCGGCAAGACGCACATGGGTATCCAGCTCGCTATCGAAAAGGTATTCGACGGCGCTGAGGTTGGTTGGTTCGCGCCGACCTATCGATACCTTGCTGATCCTTGGCGAGAGATCGAGCGAATCCTTCAGCCAATGATCAGCCGCATCGACCGAAACGAGAAACGGATCGAAGTCCACTCAGGTGGCACGATGGACTTCTGGAGCCTTGACTCGGTTGATTCTGGCCGGGGCCGCCGATACGACCGGGTCATCATCGACGAAGCTGGAATCATCAAGGATCTTGGACCGGCCTGGCAAGAGACGCTTCGGGCCACCCTTGCCGATCGCCAAGGTGACGCTTGGTTCTTGGGAACCCCAAAGGGAAGATCATTCTTTCATCGATGCTTTGAACGCGGCCAGATCGGAGACGAAGGCTGGCGATCTTGGCGGCTGCCGACCACATCGAACCCAACAATCCCCAAGCATGAGATCGAGGCCGCCCGGCGTGAACTTCCTCAGCACATCTTTGACCAGGAGTTCCTTGGCATTCCTGCCGACGATGGTGGCAACCCGTTCGGACTTGACTCGATCGCAGCCTGTACCATTCCGCTCTCAACCGATCCGCCCAAGGCTATTGGAATCGACTTGGCGAAAAGTGTTGACTGGACCGTGGTCTGTGGCGTTGATGCTGACGGAAGGGTCTGTATGCTCGAGCGTTGGCAGTCTCCTTGGAAGGAAACGGAGGACCGGATCGCTAGGTTGATCGGAGAGCAGCCGGTGCTTATTGATTCGACCGGAGTGGGCGACCCGATCGTCGAGGGGCTTCAGCGAAAAGCCCCAAGGATTGAAGGATTCAAGTTTTCCCAGACATCGAAGCAGCAGCTCATGGAGGGCTTGGCGTCCTCTTTTCAGACCCGAAGGGTCGGAATTCCAGAGGGTTGGCTTCGAACAGAGTGTGAGACTTTCGAGTTTGAATATACACGGACAGGGGTTCGATACGAGGCTCCTTCTGGAATGCACGATGATGGTGTCTGTGCCTTGGCCCTTGCCATTCGATGCCTTGAGACGCTCGCCCAGAACCAGTTCGACTTTCGGATCATTTGACTATGCCAATCGGTGACCTCTTCGGACTTATCCAGCAGAAGAAGCAGACTTCAACGGACAAGTACCTTGCTTCTAGTGTCAACATCGTCTCAACGGGCGAGAAGGGGCAACTCCGACCACCGTTCAGCCAGCAACGCGGAATCAATTCATTCCATTCGTGGATCTACGCAGCGGCCCAAATCAACGCGAACGCTGTGGCCTCGGTCCCGATTCGGCTCTACAAGCAAGCGGACAGCAACACAAGGCAGAAGGGTCGCCCAGTCTCGAGGCGAACCAAGTCCTACCTGATGGGAGACGGGCCTGGCGACCAGAGGCCGTCGATGTCAGTGCTTCGCAAGGCTGCGGAACTGGGGGACGATGTCGAAGAGGTCACGGGGTCCAACCCTGTCATCGACCTGCTTCAGAACGCGAACCCATTCCTGAACGGTTTCGATCTTGCGGTTCTTCGTGTGCTGTACGGAGAACTGACTGGCAACTCATATCTGCATCCAATCATTGACCCGGAAACGGATCAGCCCAGCGAACTCTGGCCGCTCGCTCCTCAGTACGTCGAAGTGATCCCTTGTGAAGACAACTTCATCGAGGGGTATGTCTACGGCATCGACGCGCAACGCAAGCAAGTCTTCGAGCCTGATGAAGTCATCCACTTCCGGCGACCTAATCCCGGAAATTATTACTACGGGATGGGCAAGGTTGAAGCAGCCTTCGGTGCGGTACTTTCCAACGACGCCGTTCATCAGATGGACCTTTCAACCTTTGCCAACTCGGCCCGACCTGACTACGCGGTGGTCGTGAAGGGGACGCCTACCGGGGACCAGCTCGATCGATTCCAGCAGCAAGTTGAGGAACGTCTGAAGGGAACTAGGAAAGACGGGAACTTCATCGCGGTTTCTGGTGATGTCCAGTTCACTCCGTTGAACTTCCCACCCAAGGATGTCGCTGGCCGCGAGGAGATCGTGGAAGAAATTGCTGCGATCTTTGGCGTTCCTGTCACGATGATGAAGGCAAATGATCCGAACTTGGCAAGTGCCAAATCGGGCTTCAGTCAGTGGAGAGAGGGAACGGTCCTTCCGCTTTGCCGCATGGATGAACAGGAGCTAAATCAGTCTCTTCTTCCCATGTTCGGCTTGGAAGATGACTATTTCCTTGCCTACGACAACCCGGTCCCGAAAGACGAAGCCTTCGATCTTCAGGCAAGACAGTCGGCAGTCGCGGGTGGTTGGCAAACGCCGAACGAAGCACGGATGGAAGAGGGCCGGGACGCAATCGAAGACCCGATGGCCGACTCCCTGCTGTATTCCGGGCAACCGCTGGGCGGCCCGCAGATGCCTGGCGGTGGCGGGATCATGCCGCCGATGGGCCAGGCGATGCCAGGCCAGCCAGGCGTGCCAGGCGTGCCAGGCCAGCCAGGCGAGCCAGGCGAGGCCCAGGCGGAGCCAGGTGACGGCCAGGCGATGCCAGGCCAGCCAGGCCAGCCAGGCCAGGGACCGGGCCAGGGAGGCCAGGCCGCACTGAATGGCGCTCAGATCTCGAGCGTGATCACAATCCTGGACGGTGTAGCGTCCGGGACTATTGCCAAGGAGGGCGCGGTCGAGCTGATCATGGCGACCGGCGTGACCAAGGAAAGCGCGCAGAGGATGGTCTCCACGCAGGCGACAGCAAAGCCAGAAGCACAGGCAGAGGCCGAGCTTGACGCGAACATCGGACCAACCACCCCGGAAGAAAAGTCAAAGATTGATCTGGCGACCGTTGCTGATGTTGGCTTCTTGCTCAAGCAGGGGATCATTTCACGCCATGTAGCGGTCAAGGCTTTTCAAGCGGCGGGCATGACAAGAAAGCGAGCCGAGCGAGTTTCAAAATCTGAAGCGACAAAGGCAAACGTCTTGAGATCCGATGACGATATCTATGACACCTGTGATGAGGCGAAAAGAATTGCCGAGGGGATTGGGTGTCAAGGATGCCATGAGCATGACGTTGGAGGGACAACCAAATGGATGCCATGCAGCAGCATGGAGGAGTATGAAAAAGTGGCGACAGTTCTTGAATCCGTGGAGAAGGGTGGTGGAGTCTCGGGCTTAATCCCAAAACTCCTAGGCGCTCGAATGAGCGCCGCTGCACGGACGGCTCTTGGGAACAATATCCTTGAGAAGGCTGATGACTGTGGCACAGGTTCGGGCGGCTTCAAGCCTGGCAACGATTGTGCCGAGGGGCATGGCAGGCCAGAGGGCAGCAAGGACATACCGAAGCAAGGGTGGGAAGTAAGCAGCGAAGAGTTTGCCCAAGGGCTTGACCCCGAAGATGCTCGAGGTTTCCCTGTCGCAGAGGAAACAGTGTCAGGTCTCAAGGTACGCGATGAGGTTCCGAACATGGAATCAATACAAGCAACCTATGAAGACCCCGTCATCTTGGATGGTGTCCGCGAAGTTTTCATACCGAACGCAAAAGAGTCGTCAGAGAAGGATGGACTCGCTCAAGCAATCCAAGAGTCTGGCGAAATCAACCCGCTGATCGTTGGGGTTGATTCGACCGGCGTGTCCATCATTGAAGGCAGCCACCGAATTGATTCTCTGCGGCAACTCGGCGTAGAGTCGTTCCCCGCTGTCGTTGCCGTGGACGGTTCAGCACATGAAGAGATAGTCCGTCAAGCCGTCAAGGATGGCAAGGAGGTTCCCTCCGCTGTTCTTGATGAGTATGGCATATCGAAAACGAATCAAACTGATACCCCTGAGTTCAAAGATTGGTTTGGTGAGTCTAAGGTTGCGAACTGGGACGGCACGCCGAAGGTTCAGTATCACGGAACGCAAGCGGGCGAAGACTTCAGTGCATTCCGCGCACCGAAGGACAGCGACCCCGTAAGCAGCGCTCTGTTCGTTGCTCCAAGGACATGGATCGCGGAACAGTACGCTGGAGGCGAAGAAGGCACAGATAAATTCCCAAAGAACGCAAGACTGATCCCGGTCTACGCGAGCATCCAAAAGCCCTACATGGTGGGCGGTATTGATCAAGGCATAACAATCGGCGAACTCCGCGCCGAGGGATATGACGGAATCGTCGATGCGGCTGGTGGGTATTGGGCCGCGTTTGATCCCAGTCAGCTCAAGTCATCGATTGGGAACGATGGATCTTTTGACGCTGACAATCCCGATCTGACCAAGTCAGCCAAAGATTGCGGCACGGGCGCGGGAGGTTTCAAGCCTGGCAACGACTGTGCTGAAGGTCACGGGCGACCTCCAAAGCCCGAAAACATTGACGAGCTAAAGGATTCCCTCAGAGACAAGTATCCACTTGAAAAGCTCTCGCTATACGAGAGAGGCGATCATATTGAGCTGATGAACATTGAAGTCGAAGACGACGCCCAAGGGCAAGGCGTCGGCACTGACGCAATGGATGAAATCAAGGACTACGCACAGGATGCAGGAAAGCCCATAGTTCTGACTGCAGAGGCAAGTTCTGGAAGCAGGGAGGACTTGAACAGGTTCTATGAATCTCTCGGTTTTGAATCCGTCGAGAGCGGAGGGAGTCGAGACTATTCACTCCCCGCTCATACGCACATCTGGAAACCAGAAGAAAGCAAGGACAAGCCGAAGACCGAGACGCCTGAGTTCAAGGAGTGGATCGGCGAATCAGTAGAACAAGACGACGGCAAGCCTCGAGTTCTGTATCACGGAACGGCGGGCGTGTTTGACAAGTTCTCTGAAGGTGTCACATGGGTCTCGGAGGAAGAAGACCACGCCCAACTATATGCAGACGCCGCCGAATCGATGAGTGGGAACCAGGGTGGTGTAATTCCCCTCTATGTACGAGCAGAGCGACCTGTCAAGGTTTCGGATCGACCGAAGAGCGTGAAGTTGGACACGCTTGCCAACGAATTGCTGGCATCGGCTCGCAAGGACAAGAACACTTTCGACATCAAGGAAGCAAAAGAAAGCCTCGACAGGTTCCGAAGAGGATGGGAGTCGTCTGGTTCCGACACAAAGCAGGAAAGACCGAGACATGAATGGTGGTTTGACGAGGGCCGAGCCAACGCTAATGAGAAGAACTTTGCTTCTCTGGTGCAGTCTTTGGGCTACGACTCGGTCGAATACTACGAGACAGTTGGCGGCTATCGCGGGATGCCTGAGCGAAAGATTCGCACTGTTGGCGTCTTTGATTCCAATCAGCTCAAGTCTTCCTCTGACAACGATGGCAACTTTAGCCGCGAAAGCGGGGATATCACCAAGTCAGCCGACAACTGCGGAACAGGAGCCGGCGGTTTCCAACCCGGAAACGATTGCGCAGAGGGTCACGGAGAGCAATCTGCGGACGGCGTCAACCAAGAGAAGAAGGACGAAGACCTTTCGATCGATGACCGGCTTGATGCCCACCTACGCAACTCTGGAAACATCGCAAACTTCGCGGAGCGTTTGGCGAACGGGGAACTCAATGCTGACGATTTCTATGACCTGAACGGATATCTCAGCGAACAGATGCACGCCGCATATGACGCCGGCGACAACGACGAGGGTGGCGATTGGGAGCAACACCAGAACGACCTCGCTGATGAGATGTTCACTCGCGGCCTTCTTGATGACAACTTTGAGCCGGTCAACATACCCAGCAAGTCCGAACCTTGGCCTGAAAAGAGGCGAGACGTTCCAGACTTTACGAAGGTTCCGGAGGCGGTCGAGAACAGGACTCTGCACCTCAAGCACCTTGCGTCTCATGACGTAGTCATTCGAGACGATGCAGGAGAGCCTGAGACTGTCGTGTCGATGACCGACCACATCCGTGAGACAATGAACCCAAAGCTACACCTGCAAGGGGAGTCGCCGACGATCCACATCGATAGCCAGGATCTTCGGGATGCCTTGTTTGATGGTGGGTTTTTCCCGTTCGGACATCCCGATGTTCCGCGAAGCACTAACGCGAACACTTCGAATCGAGAGAGTATTGAATGGGCGATGGGTCTCGGACCGGCGGCTGGTACTGAGCAAGGTTCGCCCTGGCACGATCGACCTGTCTATGGGGCGTTCACAGATTCTTCTTGGGAAGATTTCAGCCGTGGGCATGGCGGAGCTGGAGAATTCGGCAATGTCGAGGTGGTCCTAAAGGACTCAGTTCTGGAACGAGCCACTGTCACTTTTGGTGACTCTGGGAGGGTTCACGAAGATGCGGAAAACTTTTCTAGCAGCAGAGAAAGCTATCCGTCACCCGTCTCCTATCAGCGCATCATGAATGAGACCGCATCCGAAGATGAGCTTGTCGCGGCCCACGGGAAGGGCTGGGTCAGAGACATGAAAGAAAACGGGCGAATACAAGATTCTTGGACCGAGTTCCAGGTGTGGGGCGGCGTGACTGTGAACGACATCGAAAGCGTGCGAGTGTCTCCTGCTGCCATTGAAGAGGATCGAAAGACAGGCGGCAGGCTTTCGCAAATGCTGACCGAGGCAGGCATTGAAATTGAAGTGGCAGAGGGCGACTGGAAGGGTGAATATTGAGAGTCCTAGCACAATCACAGCGACGGTTCTATTTGGTCGAGACTGAAGGTAGCCGGGGCGTTGTCGTGAATGTCCCAGATCGCACGGTCTCGCGTGAGATGTCTCTGGCGGCTTGGCAATCGATGGGAGCCAGGCGATGGGTGCAGGCCGAAGAGGGAAGCCGCACCTCGAGACTTGCGTTGTCGTTGGCTGAAGGAGGCAATAAAAAAAAGAGCCTGACGCAGAAGGCTGACAACTGCGGAACTGGTGCGGGCGGATTCCAAGGGGGAAACGACTGCGCAGAAGGTCATGGCAGACCAGAAGCTGGAACAGAGAAGGTCCGAACTGGAAAGGTGACAGAAGAAGAACAAGCTGCATATGACAAGTTCGTCCGTCGTGAAGAAGTCGATGACCAAGGAAGAAACTCAGTCAAAGCATGGAATGAGGGAGACGATTGGACAGGCCCGGACGGATTCACCTTTGAACACGACAAACTCGACGAGTCAATCGGCGAGCGTGGCATGGGCGAGAAACTGCATGAGTTCACAAAGGACGGCGGACAGTTGATGGTCATCAGCAATCCGAAATTTGACGAAGATCGTCAGAACAACAGAGACATCATGAGCCAGTTCGATACAGATGTCAGAGAGTTGGATATAGAAGATCAGGAACTAATCGAAGCATTTACGGCCAACGAGTTCAGCGTCATGAATGAAATCATGCGGCAGGATGGTTGGTCATATACGCAAGATGTTGAGAAGTCCAACGACGAGGTCGGAAGCCTAGCCTGGGACGCCGGAGCGATTGATGGCTTCGACGCTCTTGGGATGAGTGACGAAGAGACCCTGAACTTTGCACGAAATAACCCTGAATTCACGGAGAAGATAAAACGTGCGGCTCAAGGTTTTCATGACGATGTCCTGTCAATCCAACACGAAGCAGAAAATTCAAGACTGGTATATCTCGGGGGCAATCACTATCAAGGAATGGGCGAGGCTGCCAATTTTTCTTCTGGCGTAGCAGACGCAGCCAGTGCTTTGACAATGCGAAACGCCGAGAAAAATCCCGACAGGTATCGGGAGGCACTTGACGATTTCATCACCAACTTCGATGAGTTCGACCGACCCTATGAGCGCGGACTTGAAGAAGTAATGGACGGCTACAGAATGGCAGGCAATGAACTTGACAACCTAGTCACGCGGCAACTCAGATCAGACGGCAAGCCAATGACGGTCTATCGCGGAGTCACTGTCAAGGGTGTTGGCCGGAAGCGTCTTCTCGACGCGATCAACTCGGGAGTCAAGACCTACAAACTTGACGGTATGGCTTCAACCACAACAGATGGAGTGTTCGCACAGAACTGGCCCACTGGTCATTATCCCATTTTGATGAAAATGAACGTGACTGAGGGGTTGTTTGTTCAGCCGATTTCTTCCAACGCCGGCGAATCAGAAATCATCATCCCAAAAGGGACCGAGTTGAATATCAAAAATGTTCAGCGAATCAGCACCAAAAACGAGCAGGGCAACCATATGACATACACCTTGGTTGAAATGGAAGAGGTGGGCCTTGAGTAGATTTGAATCTGAATTTCTAATCGAGGCAATCGATGACCGCGAGTTCAAAGACCAAGAGCCTGGCGAGGTGCAGGCGAAGGGCAAGGTTTCCCAAGCCTACGAGTGGCCGGAAGCGACCAGGAAGTACCGCCTCATGATCGAAGGCTTGGACGATGACCTGATCCGACACAAGGCTGAAGTGCCTGACAACGGCGGAGATGCCGACCAGAACATCAGGAAGCGGGAACGATCAACACCAGCTCAAAGGATTCGATCGGCTGTGACCGAAGCCCTTCAAGATGTGAACAGGGTTCTTCTGAGCGAGTTGCCCAAAAACACAAAGGCTGTCGGTGTGACCAAGGTTGACGCCACAAAGATTCTGAAACGTCTGACCAAAGCAAAGGGCAAACTTCTCAAGAAACTTGTCAAAGCGTTTCAAGAGGCGGCATCTGGCGGAAGTGCTGCCGGGATTGAAAGACTCAACGAAATGCTTCGGGGTGATGGAATCCAAGCGGTGACTGATTCGGGGATCACGAAGATCTTGGCTGAGGTTTCGAAGCAACGGGCCAAGTTTATCGTTGACTCCGTAATCGATGACACCGTGAAAAGGTTTTCCGATGGTATCGATACCGGCGAATCGACTGACCAGATCGCCCGCCGGCTACGAGAGCAGAACGAGGCACTGACGATGGCTAGGGCTGAGGTCATCGCAAGGACAGAGTCGGCTGCTTCTTATCACGACGGTCAGATTGCTGCGTGGAAACAGACCGGATTCGTCACCAAGAAGCACTTTCTGAAGGCTGGCGGCGCTTGCCAATACTGCCAGGCCGTTGAAAACGAGTTTGGAGAGGGGAAGAAGTCGATCCCGATTGATGAGCCGTTCGTGAAGGCCGGTTCGACAATAGTAGGGAGCAAGGGCGGCAAGATGAACATCAAGCGCGACATGCAGGGAACCGTCCACCCGAACTGTCGATGTGACTTTCTCGCAGCGGAACCAGAACGATGAAAACCAAGACATTGCAGGCAGATCTCGAGTCCGATGGCATCAAGGTGGATGCCGTCATCTCTACCGAAACGATCGACCGGGATGGCGAGGTTCTCATTGCCCAAGGCATGGATTCCTCAGAATACGATTCCAACCCGGTCGTTTTCTATAACCACGATTATGCGCAGCCGGTCGGTCAGGTCACCAGCCTGAGAAGAGGCAAGAACCGAGTCGATGCAACGATCGAGTTCGCCAAAAGGCCGGAAGGTTTCCAAGGGTCATATTTCCCTGAGTTTGTCGAGTCGCTTGTCGATCAGGGGATTGTGAAAGGCATTTCGGTCGGATTCGTTCCCAAGCAGGGTGGGGTCCGCAAGGCTTCAAAGGCAGATAAAGACAATTATGGCGACGAAGTGAGCCAGGTCTATTCCCAGTGGAAGCTCCTGGAGGTCTCGATTGCTCCGCTTCCCGCAAATGGCACAGCGCTGGTTCAGGCAGTTCGCAAGGGCGTTGTCAGCCGGGAAGACGCAAAAAAGTGGATGGGAACCGAGGTCACCGAGAAGACCGTGATCGAGATCAGCGTTCCCAGAATCGGTCTGATGGACCGAGTTTCGAAGTTTTGAATAGCAGTCAGGGTCTGAGCGTAGAAGCGAAATGCTTGAGGCGATAGGCACAAACGAGCTGCTTCGTTTTTTTACAAGCACACTCTCACAGGGATTCGAAAAATGCGAATCGTAACGCTCGCGGAGGTCAAGAAGGATCTCCAGAACATTGCTGACCAAGTCGGGGCGAAGAAGTTCGTCAAGGCTAAGGGTCTTTATCTCGACAAGGTCATGGTCACCGGCGAAGACGGCGCTCCCATGAACGCTGAAGATCTCGAGGTTCATGTCGCCCCCAAGATGGCTGAAGAGCCAATCATGGAAGACGAGGAACTGAAGGCCGCCGATCCTCTTGAAATGGAAGAGGAAGAAAAGATGGAAGAAGAGGAAGAGGAAGAGGTCAAGAAGACCTTTCGCCGCCAGGCTCGAAAGAAGGCTTTCCAGCCGGTTCCTCGCGCAGTTCGTCCCAAGGTTTGGGGTGGTCTCAAGAACTTCAAAAATGACTCAAACGGTGACGCCGTGGACAAGGCTCTTGCCTTTGGTCACTGGCTGAACGCCCAGCGTGGCAACCGGAAGAGCATGAACTTCATTGAGTCCAAGGGACTTCACCTGAAGGCTCACAGCGAAGGTATCAACTCCGCTGGCGGCTTCCTGGTTCCTGAAGTCTTCGAGACCGAACTCATCAGCCTCCGCGAGGAGTTTGGTGTGGCCCGGCAGGAGTGTCGTGTTCGTCCCATGACAACCGATGTTCATCGCATTCCGCGACGGGCTGACACTCTGACCCCGTACTTCGTTGGCGAAGCGTCTGCGATTACGGAGTCCACCCAGTCCTTCGAACAGGTCTCTCTGATCGCCAAGAAGCTGGCTGTGCTGACCACGATCTCGAGCGAGCTGGATGAGGACTCGTTCCTCAACGTCGCCGACGATGTCGCAGGCGAAATCGCCTACGCCTTCGCCAAGCGAGAGGATGAATGCCTCTTCTTGGGTGACGGAACCAGCACCTACGGCGGCATCAACGGCCTCGTCGGTGCAATGGGTTCGGCCTCAGTCGTTGCGACTGGGGAGATGGGGGCTGACACCCTTGCAGGTGCGCAGGCCGTGATCACCGTTGAGTCGCTTATGCGAGCAATGGCGGCACTTCCTCAGTACGCCGACAACAAGAACGCGAAGTGGTACTTCCATAAGACGGTGTATCACGATCTCGTCCAGAACCGCGCCCTCAACGCTGGCGGCGTGACTTCGACCGAGATCTTGAACGACAAGGTTGTCCCGCAGTTGTTCGGGTATCCCGTGGTCTTCTCGCAGGTTCTCCCGAACCTTTCGACCCTGACTGACACGCTTCGCATCGGCTACTTCGGAGACATGAGTTCTGCTGTGTCTTTCGGAGATCGTCGATCGACTTCGATTCAGGTCAGCGACCAGGCAATGGATGTGTTCGAGCAGGACGAGATCGCAGTTCGCGGAACCGAACGCTTCGATATCAACTGCCACGACACCGGCAGTTCGACCGAGGCTGGCCCGCTCGTTGCACTCAACCTTCTGAACGCTTCCTGATCAACACAGTGACAGGGGGTGGCCGGTGTAGGCCGGTCACCCCACACTCAAGAAAGCACTTCCCATGATTCATGCACAGGACACGAAGTTCATCAACGTCACGCCTCCGGCGGCGATCGTTGATAATGCTTCGTACACTACCGCCGAGATCGATACTCTTGGCTACGACTACGCCACCATCGTGGTCTATATCGGTGCGACTGACATCGCAATGACTGCCCTCAAGGTTACTCAGTCGGATACCGCTGGCTCAGGCCATGCGGACATCTCTGGTCTCACTTGGGGTTCCGACACCAACATCGACGGAAGCACATCGGCGCTGCCGAGTGCCGACGATGACAACACGTTCCAGGTCGCTCAGATCAACCTCGTTGGTCGAAAGCGATACTTGGATGTGACGGCGACGGCTGGGAATGGTTCTGCTGGAACCTTTGCAGCCATCTTCTGCATCCTCTCGCGTGGTGATGAGGTCGCAAACACTGCCGCCAGCCAAGGTGCTGACGAAGTCCTTGCGGTCTGATGATCCTCCTTTCTGTATCGGCGGCCACTGGCTTCGGCTGGTGGCCGCCGATCGGCGAAGAGGTCTAGGAGGTAAATCGTGGCAGTCGGTACATACGCTCTCACAACTCTCGCAGATCTGAAGACTTGGCTTGACATCACCGCGACCGATACGGATGTGGCGCTCGAGGCTTCGATCGATCGAGCAACTTCAATCATTGAGACCTATTGTGATCGGAAGTTCAAAAGTCGGACTCATTACGAGTTCGCTATGCCAGGCGGCGGCAAAACTCTGGCGTTGGACAACTTCCCTGTGGTCAGCATCAAGACGGTGGCCTTTGGCCCGGCGGTGGCGTTCAGTGTCCAAAGTGATACCGCGTCGAGCGATGTTCTTGCTACGGTTGAGAATGACGGCGCAAGCCTCAAGCTCACCAAGATCGCAAGCGATGGAACTGAGACAAGTTCTTCACTTGCGTTTTCTACTTACAAGACCACATCTTCGCTGGTGACGCAGATCAACAGCAGCGTGAGCGGATGGACGGCCAGCCTCACATCGAACGCATACACCTTCAGTCTGTATCGCTTTGGCGGTAGGGGTGTCCTAGACGCTGTCTGTCTTCTTGAATACCCCAAGGACAACGTGAGCGAGTACCGCCTAGACATTGACCGGGCATTGATTCACATGCGGTCTGATCGGTTTCCGCATTACGATTCTGGCAGCCGAGAAACCAACAGGTTCCCGCGTGGTTTCTATCCCGTGTTCGTTGAGTACGAAGCCGGGTTTGCGACGATCCCCCACGACCTAGAAAGAGCGTGCATAGAAATCGCATCAGAGTTGTATCAGACCAGGCTGCAAGACCGGCTTTTGAGCAGTGAGTCTCTTGGAGATTACAACTACACGAAGAAGGCGTCTGCGAGTTACGCAGAAGAACGGTCTCACCTTTTGGATGGATACCGGAACATCAGATGAGCATCGCCAGCATGATCGATAGGTATGGTCAGGTTGTTCAGCGAGGAACAAAGACGGTCGCGGCTGATGCGGTTGGTGGGATGATTGAAACGTGGACCTTTGGGGACGCAACAAAGGCTCTGGTCCAAATCGAAAGCACTTCCGACAGTGTTGTTGGTGGACGAGAAAACACGGCAAAGTCTGCAACTTTTTTCTTCAAGGCCGGGACCGAGATGACGGTGAACGATCGCGTTCAATATAATTCCAGCACGTTTGAGGTTCGATCTGTTCGAACGCCACACGAACGCCCAAGGCAAGACTCTCTTTCATACGTCAATGTTCAGGCTGATCAGGTTCTCTCTTGACCAATGTCAAAACCAACTTCAGGGCGAGCGGGATGCAGTTGGCCGCAGACCAGGAAATGGCGTTCATGCTGGAAGCGATTCAGCGTGAGGTGCAGAATGGGATCAAGAAGGCAATCAACAAGAAGAGTCCCCCAAGGTCGAGAGCGGGGCAGAACCCTCGGAAAGAAACAGGAAACCTTGGCCGCTCGGTTTTGCTGACCAAGATTCGGCAATACGGGAACCTTCAATATGGCACGATCCACATCGATGCCCCATACGCTCGCGCCCTTGAATACGGGGCAAGACTTCCCGGAGGCCAGCCATATTTCTGGCACG